TACAATGGTAAGGGTCCCTCTGGTAGTTCTAGCAATGGTCGTGACCAGAAGATTAAAATTAAGACGGGCACCACGACCAAGACAGTGGTTAAACGGTCACGCAACAGGCATGGCAAAGTAACCACTAGGACGATTAAGCGTAAAGTTGATAAGTATACAACGGTGGTCAACAAAGAAGAAAAGTCGGCACTAAGCACAAGTTGGTTGGAATTAGACTTGATTAAGAATGGCAAGGTGTTTAGCTGGTCAATCACGCAATACTACACCAGTGGCAGTCATAATGGGCAACCATGTAGAGACCCTAAACGGTTCCTGATTGTTCATGGCACGTTTGTTGATAGGGATTCAAAGTATCAATCAGCCTTAGGTGGTATCGGTGGAGTGTTCTTCAAGCATTCAATTACCGAGGATGACCAAAAGGTGGGCTATGAGAACCCTTATCTATCAATCACCCACCTAGACATTTACCAAGTTAATAACGTGGCTCAAGACAAGCCTAAGTATATTGCTAGTGCCGGTCAAGAGATTGTGCTAAATTGTGAGACTGATAGCACCACGGTGGGTGGTAAGCTAGCATCACCAATCTGGTCAACTGATTATCCCAAGCTTAGTCCGGGGGTTAATAGCCTAACTATGATTGGTGACCTAGATGACGCACAAATCACACTTAAATATCTACCCAGATTACTATAACAACACTTTAAAGGCTTCCCAATTAAGGGCGGCCTTTTTACATAACTAAAATAAGGAGGTTAACAGATGGCTTTAAATAACCAGTATTTAATTCTAGATTCAAATTTAAAGCGAATTGGTACCCTGACCGTGGATGGTGCCACTAAGTTCTCTAATGACAGCGTTAAGATTCAACTAGCCGACTCAGACACAACTAGCACTAGCTATGATGATGACGTCAATGTGGGGACTAATGACACGTTTGATGGCACGATTAATCTAAATGCCCAGTCTAAGAAGTTTGATCATCAAGGCCAACTAGACGTGCTTCAAGGCCAGCCAGATTCAGATAAAGTGGTGGCTGGTAACAACTTAGCCTATTATGACGAGCTATCGGGTCATTGGTATGTCATGCGTATATACAGCGTGGAAGAGAACAATACCGCTGCTGTTAAACACGTCACAACGGCTAACTTTACCAATTTATGCTTGTACAGTTTAGCTCATCATTATCCTATTGCTACTACCGCTAGTGCCAGCACAATTCAGACAGCCTTTAATGAGTGTTTTAATGCGACTGGTTGGACGCTAGACTATCAGACCACTAATGTAATGACACCATCTATTACCATTGACGGTAAGACTAAAGCTAGTACATTAGTACAGACACTAATTCAGGCCTATAACGTTGAAATTGACCCATATGTTGAGATTGACTCACAAGGGAATATCACGAAAAAGGTGTGTGTCATTACCGACCAACTTAATGCTGACGTGGTATATAACGAGGCTGTATTTGGTAAGAACATGACTAGCATTAAACGGACAACGGTATCAACACCTGTAACTAAGCTGATTCCTTATGGGGCTAATGGTAGCACGATTGCAGTGGTCAATGATGGTAAGCCCTATATCGTTGATGATGAGGCTAACCAGAAATATAACCCGGATTGGCAAGCTGGCCTGTACTATGAAGCCATTGTTACTGCTAATCAGATTAGTAACTCAGCTGGTTTAAAGTCATGGGCTAAAGATATGCTTAAGCTGTATAACCACCCTAGAACGTATTATGAGGTGAATGTAACGCCTAACTTTAATCCACCATTAGGCGCCACAATTAGGTTTAAAGATGAGTTAATTGAGCCCGTATTAGACGCTAGTGGCCGGGTTATTCAACGGACGATCAGCTTTGCTAACCCAGATGGCAACACAGTTGGCTTTGGGGAATATACCACTGTTCAAGTAGCCACCCCAGCATGGATGATGCAGTACCAGAATGCACTCAGCAAGGCGGTTGATGAAGCTAAGAAGGACGCTAGTTCAATTAAACCAGTCGCTTTAACACCTGACGGTAACAATTTCACTGATACCACGCAGACCAAGCGCTTAATCTTACAGGCTTGGGAGGGCAGTACCAATATCTCATCGTATATTGACAGCAAGGGCTTTATCTGGCGCCGTTATAATACCGATGGCACAGTTGACACTAGCTACCAACAAACGGGCTACTTAATCAATGCGGGCAGTGATGCTGTCGGTACCTTGCACGGCACGATTGAAGCTGACTATATTCAAGATGACCCCGAAATTAAGCTAGACGCCACTGGGATTAGCTATTTAGGTGTCTATGGCCCAGACGACAATGGTGCCCACTCAGCGACCCAATACATGGCACGATTGAGCAATGGACAATATCTAACTAGTCGTGCTCGTGATGACAATGGGTCTAGTGATACCATGTTCGCTTTACAGGATAGCAAGTTTGCCGTGCAGTCGGTGATGTTACAAATTCATGGGCAACATGGTGGGACATTTGGAGTACAGGAAGTTAATAACACGGTCTATATCTGGAACATTGTGAGCTTAAAGAATGACCATAATTACATTCTGGTTAGGTTCCCTTATTTACCGGGAGTTACCTTACAGCCTACCGATAGTCGAGTGCAACAGATTATGGCACTCAAAGGTTACGGACGAATTAACTATGACCGTCAACATGATATGGTTTCAATTGGCTACTCCGATGGTAGTACCGACATTCTCAAAGCTAGTGACCTGTTGGCAGGCAATTACAACGTGCTATACAGCTTTAATATCACTGATTATGGGATTGATTTTAATAAGAATACTTATCAATCGGAATGTCTAGACTTCCCATACTTCTACTTTGCAGCCGGTGGTGGTCAAGAAACAAATGATGATCCACATAAAGTATGGGCTTTAAATGTCGTGCATAAGGGTGCTGAGTTTGAGGTTTATCTGGATAATGACCTAGATTTTCCTAATTTGACCGATGAAAACCGTGAAGTTGAAACTTGCAATGTCTTTTATCAAAATGGTCAGCCTTATATGCTGTTTACTTTTAATACCAACGCCCTTTTAATTAATCCGGCTTCGATGGAACGTGAAAAGGTGTATACAATTCCAATGATAAACCGGTCAGCAGCTAGTGTGATTGATAAGGGGACGATCAGTGAAAATGATAACGCGGACGATTAGAAGGGAGGTGAATTAAATGGCTGAATCTAATGCAACACAGGTCATCTTAACCGATGATGGCATCAAAATTATCAAGGCACAAAACACGGCTGATAATGCCGCTGGTGGAGTTGCCAACTTAAACGATCCCAATTTAATGAGTGTCATTGAAAAGCAGACACAGGCCTCACAGTATGCCGGATTAACCAGCCAGTACAATGTGATTTTAAAGCGAGCTAAAGATGCCAATATTAGTACGACTGCTTTAACAACAGCTTACACTAACCTGAACACCTTTATGGCGACCATCTTAACGGATACTACTAAGGCTAGTGACGTTGACCGGGACACTTATAAGGCCCTCACAGGCGCTTATAATACGGCTCTAAGCAATGTACAGACCGCCTTAAGCAATAGCTTTAACACTGATATTAGCAATATGCAGTCTAGTGTATCGGTAGCTAGTCAAGCGGCTTCTAGCGCTGTCATAGTAGCCTCACAAGCAGCAGTAACTGGCAATAACGCTAGTCAGTCCGCATCGCAAGCCGTTGTGGTAGCCAGTCAAGCTAAAAGCGCTGGTGATAATGCTAATAGTGTTGCTAATAGTGCTAGTCAAGCTGCCTCAAACGCCATATTAGCTGGTAGTCAAGCATCAGTAAGCGCAAGTCAGGCAAGTGCCGATTATCAGAAGTTGAGTGCAGGTGTTAATGACGGATCGATAGTCCATATCACAACAGAGACGGTTATTGATAAAGGAGTCATCGGTACGGCTGAGATAGCCAATGCCGCTATTACCAATGCTCAAATTGGTAAGGAGGCTGTAGGTATGGCCCAGATTGCTAACCTAGCTGTGGGTACTGCACAAATAGGCGATGGTGCTATCACTAATGCTAAGATAGGAAAATTAGCTGTTGGTACTGCTCAGATTGAAGACGCCGCTATCACAGATGCTAAAGTAGGTAACATTAGTGCTAACCATTTAACAGCTGGTTCAATTGACTTTAATACGATTGCTGGTAAAAATATCAACGCATCAAACATTACCACTGGAACAATGAGCACTGACCGGTTAAATGTCGGCAAACTATCAGCTTTAAGTGCCAATTTAGGTGATGTTACAACCGGTTCCTTAAAAGGTGTCGATATTGTTGCCAACTCATTCAGCACGCCAAACGGTAGCTTTACAACTGATTCAAATGGTAGTGTCGTAGCAAGCAATTTAACAATCCGGGGTGTTACTAACCTAGTTTATAATTCTGCACTATTGGGTAGTAGCTGGACTTCAGTCCCCGGATGGAGTTTAACCAACAATGGTTTTTGTGGCTTAAACGTTACTCACGATGGTGTAAAATCTATTGGTTTTAATAACACTACTGGAGCCGGAGTTTGGAATCTATTTGCACAAACTAAATTATACCCGTTAAACGGAATTACTAGTCAATCGTTTAGTCAACCGTTTAGTGCTTCTGTATGGTTCTTAGAATTAGGTAGTGACACTAGCTTGATGTACGCATTCACGTTAGCATTTTTTGACTCAAATGGTAATCGTATTGATGGTGCATATGCTAATCAAGTTTGGAACGGTATCGGTTCAAAACAGGATTGGCGTTATGTGACTATTAATAACGCAGTTGCACCAAGTAACGCCGTGTCTGTTGGGTTACAATATTGGTCATACAATGGACATGGTAATGCTTATTTTAGCTCACCTATGCTAACCCAAACTGCTCAAGTTACTGGTTACCAGCCAGATACAGGTAATGTTGTTAGCGCTGGCGAAATAGATGGATCAGTTATTAATGGTTCAACTATCAACGGGACAACGTTCCATGGTGGTGACATTATTAACAGTGCCAATAACACCGCTAAATATTATCCAATGACTATTACGCCAGACGGGGCGTATAAGTCAACGTACTTTGACAGTGCGGTTGGACTGCAATCAAGCGTTGAATCTGGGGCGATTAGCTATAAATATCGCTCAATGATCGGCAGTGGGCAGTACTTAGCTTATGATTCAGTAATTAACGGTCAAGGTTTTGAGTCACAATCAGGTTATACGTCAGCCAAAGATACAACTTTTTCCAATCCGGAGACAATCACAGGCTATGTTAACGTAACACCAGCCTCAGGAATCTATCTATACGGGCCAACACAAAAAATAAACTTTGCTGGTAATGCCGATAATATTGGCAGTAACGGGATTACTATGGATGCTTATGGAAACATGTATGCACAAGCAAATTCTACTTATTGGCGAATTAGAGATATTAATGGCAATGATATTGCTGACTTTGGCATTGACACCGCCGGTGCTAACAACATTTTCCTGCATCGTGAACTAGATGTTGGTAATTTCCAAATTAATACAGCCCATACGTTTACTAGTGCTGATGGTGATGCTATTCACTTTGCCAAGGGTAGAGGCGGTGCCGCCGACATCTATGCTGGTGCCGTTCACTATGATAGTCTAGTTAAATCGTCCCTATTAAGCGTTAAGCGGGACGTTCGAAAGGCCGATACAGCTTATTGGGCGCAACTAGTTAACTCAATTGACTTGGCAACATACCAATACAAAACCGACGATAATACCAGTCATTTGCGGCTGTCTAGCATTGTTGACGACGTTAATGTAACAAAACAGTGGCAATTGCCAGATGTATTTATTAGTCGTGATGAAAACGGCAGGTTAAATGGGGTGGATGACAGTGTGCTTTTAAATGCCACCCTAGCTACGGTACAGGAACAACAAAAGCAGATTGACCAATTAAATGGTCACAACATGGAATTGGAAGCTAGATTAAACAAATTGGAGGCAAAATTAAATGGATAGCATTTTGATTACAAATTATAAACCAGATTACACGAACAATATTATGACTATTAGCATTCAAATTAACACGCTGGGGATCAGTTCACAGGTAAGTATTACCATGGATGAATTTAACACTGCCATTGCTGGAGGTGCCGGGGGAGCAGATAGGGTTAAATTGAAAGTATTGAACACACTGATTGACAGTCTGACCGCTTTAAAACCAGTTACCACGACTACACAGGAGGCTTAAATTATGAATATCGACGCACAAGCTTTAATCAACAAGCTTACGAGTAACTATGCCCAAGCGATTGCCGTTAAAGACCAGCAATTAGCGATGGCACAAGTTCAAATTGACCAGCTTAATGCTAAGTTGGCCGAGAAGGAGGCGCCTAAAGATGGCGAAAACGCTTAGTTTTACCGATACTTCTGCTCAAACCGTAAAAATCGGTGATACGACTACCAGTTTCACGTTAATTTGTGGCAATGATAATGTGGCAACGGACTTAACTAATGCCACTTCAATTACCGTTAAATTGGGTAATGCTAGTGGCTATCTTAAATCGGCCACAGTTGACCCAGCTAGTTTAACAGACCCAACGACTGGTCAAGTTACCGTTAAGTTTAATGCTGACTTGATGACTAGTTTGCCAGCTGGTAGCTATGTCATTGAAGTATGGGTAGTTGATAGTACTGGGACGTCGATTTACCCTAGTGATGGGTCAACTGGGTTTACCATTACCAATAACATTCAAAGCGCCAATGGCTACACGATTACAGCGATTACCTTTGATGACTTTGTGAAAGAAATGAATAAAGCCGCAAGCACAATCGCTAAGGGTGATAAAGGTGACAAGGGTGACAAAGGTGACAAAGGTGATACTGGTCCGCAAGGTGACACTGGGCCGCAAGGTGCTAAGGGTGACAAAGGTGACAAAGGTGATACAGGAAGCGTTGATAATGATGGCTTGACCAAAGCACCAGCTTTTGTTAAGCTCCAAACGCAGGTTACTAATAGTGCTGTGGGGACTAATTTACTGATAGGGACTGCAACTCCTGTATCTATCACGGGTAATAATTCTAATAATAAAGTTGCAGATACTTATACCCTAGTTGGGGGTATGAGTGCTTATGCCTTGTATCAAAAATACGGAAGTAC